CCCTCGGTCAACTCGCTCGCCATTGTTGCCAGACGGGGGGCGATGCTCAGTTTGGCGAACATCGAATCGGCAACGGTCGCACTTGCTAGGTTCGCAGAGTTCAGGCGATAGATCGGCTCGGGGATTCCCGCCGCGTCGTAGATGCGTTTCTGTGTCGCCTCCATGCCCTGAATGTACTGCATCTCATGGGGCTTGGTGGCGTACTGAACCAGTTCCGTGTCACGCAACAGCAGGAAGTTCCCCGCCTTGCCCACGCCGCGAATCTGGTTCTCCAGTGCCGACCGCATCTGCATCATCTGGGTATTGTCGTTCTGTGCCCCGGCCTTGAAGACCATGCCGGGATGCCCGCCGTTGTTCCAGCGTGCGACTTCAGCGGTCAGTGCCGCCGCTTCCATGTCGGCTTCTGCTGTCACGCTCTGGAGCCACGACAACGCACCCACCGGGTCAAACGGATCGGGCATGGACCGGATGTACACCACATCGTCGGTCGATGCGTGGAACATGTCGCTGCGGTTACGGGCGTAGATGAACTCTGAGATGAGCCCGGTACGCGACTTGACTGGCCATGTGTATGCACTCGGCAGCAAGTACAGCGATGTGGGGATGCCGCCCACGCGGTCACCCGCCCAGATGTACGAACGCCCGCACGCTTCACGCTGCCACCAGAGGAGCTTCATCCACAACTGGCCGCAATACACCGGGTCCGGGTTCTGGAGAACGGACAGGATCGGGCTATCCAGCACTTCTTCAATGCCGTCGTTGGCCTTGCTGGCGTAGTTAGCTCCCTTGCACGCGGTCGGGCGTACGTCGCCGTCGCCACGAAGGTACTTCAACGTCTTGCGGTCGGTGACAGCTCGAGTGGCGTACCGCTTGGCACCACGTGCCGCACGGCGATACAGCCGAAGCGTCTGCGAGCTGCACACGTTCGCAAGGATGCCGCACGCATGGGCAGGCGTACCCAATCGAGCCCGTGCGACCAGTTCGTAGTCGCGGCCCGTGTTGTTGTTGTACCGTGAGCTTGCGTCCTCGCCGGGGTACACGGATGCGGACACCCACCCGGCATTGAGTGGGCGGTCGTCGTACGGCTCAACGGCCTTCACGCCACGCATTGCGGGTTGGCCTTGCTGCTTGATCGTGGGTTTCTTGGCCGTCATGCAAACATCCTGTGTTCGAGGTCGCGTCGGGCAAGTGTATCACGATCCATCGTGGGCACCTTAGCGGCAGGCTCCGGTTCTTTCGCAGATCCACCAGACCACGCCCCGTATCCCTTGTTCGGAGAGTCCAGCCACATCACCGCGTACCGCATCGCGTCCATGCCGTCGTCGCACTCCTTGACGGGCTCTTCCTTCTCGGCTTTCCCGTCGCGGCCTGGTGGGTATACGTAGCTGTCAAACTCGGCCAGCGTGCTAGTCGGCCGCTTGCGTTCGTACAGGTCGCCGTCTACTTCATGCGTACAACCAGCGAGGACGAATAGCCTCGGCTTGCCGTCACCCTGTACACGCAGACGAGCGTGGACCGCATCCCGGCCTGCCCCGTGGTTCTTCTCGGCGAGAACGCTTTGGATTCCGGCCTTGGCGAGGATGCCGCGTACGTCAGGGTCGTGGTCGGTAACGGTCGCGTCATAGCGTTCCCCTTTCGACAGTTCGTTGATCTGGCTAGCGTGTTCGTCGGTCGTGCGTTTAGCCCGGTAGACCTCACGGTACAGGTACATCCGCCCGTCCCCGTCGATTGCCCACCATTGGCAGACGAACGGATGGACGAACCCGAAGTCCATGGACCTGATGCGGCGCCACGTTTCCCAACCCTCGGGCATGCGGTCCAGCACGTGTACCGCCGCGTCAAACTCGGGGTAGACCAGACCCTCGGACGCGGCCCATTTGCCGTCAAGCAGGCGGGCTCGGCGGTGGCCGGTCAGGCTTCCAAGCGAGGCGAGATACCGCTGCCCCTCTGGTGTCCACGCGGTGCCGTTCCATAGGCGTGGATTGTCCTTGTGGGTGCTTGGGAACACGGCCATAGCCCCACGATCAGCCCGGCGTTTCAGCCAGTGGGACGGGGCGGCAGGGTTGCAGTCCGCGATGAGCTGGTGATAAGGCCCCTTGCCGTTGCGTAGGCGGGTCGTCAGTTTCTCTAGATCGTCCTCGCTCAGTTCGGTGGCTTCGAATACCGCGATGATGTCGTATTCGGTACTCATGATGCGGTCGGCGTTGTCCATGCCGCCCACCACCAGCGTACTGCCGTTGCTGTACTCGTAGGCCGAACGGGTACGGCGTAGGTTGGTGCCGACCGTCACGCCAGCGAGTGCCACGTGCGATTCGTACGTGACCAGCACGGATTCCGTCATGCTTGCCCGCGTCTTGCGGACGATCAGACCACGGGTGCCGGGGTACTTCAGCAGGAACAGGTGCAGTTTCTCCAGCACACCACGGGTCTTGCCGGTATTGTGATGCCACACCCCTTCAGCCAGATAGTGATGTTCGCCTGGCACGTGCAGGTCATAGTAAAAATCGCTGCGAACGTAGCGGATTTCCTGTACCTTTCCCGTCGATACCATACCATTATCGCATGAAGAAAATACCAGCATGCGTTCAGAATCACGATCTAGTTCGTCAGTGGTGCAGCGACGGGAAATCGCTGTCTGAACTTGCCCGTTTGATTCACACAAACACGACTCGAATCCGCCAGTACGCGGCGAAACACAACTTTCATGTTGTTCGGTTCCGTCAATCTGGACAGAACAATCCGTCATGGCGTGGTGGACGCATGGTTGACAAGGATGGATATGTCCTGATTCACTGCCCAGACCATCCACAGGCGAACCGCCACGGCTACGCCAGAGAACACCGTCTGGTGATGGAGAAGCATCTGGGTCGATACCTGCAGCCAGAAGAAGTTGTTCATCACATCGACGGAAACCGGGCAAACAACGCCATTGAGAACCTGCAGGTTTTTGCGTGCAATGCGGATCACCTTCGCCACGAACTGACTGGGAAATGTCCAAAGTGGACGGAGGCTGGACGCGAGAACATACTGAAAGCGTGCAGGAACCAGACTTGGCAGCGTGGGCAACGCAATCCCATGTCTGCATCCAGCATTGCTGCGAGAAAACAACGTGGTCTGCAGTCGCCACAAACCGATGCCCAGACTCCATCGTGATTGCGTACAAGCACCCGTAGTCCTTGACGAACGGGCGTTCGCACCGAACAGGACCACCTGCAGTTGTTACCAGCATGGTTTCGCCGCTGGCGTACAGACGTTCCACAGGAACCCACTCGCCTGTATCAGCATTGTGGATGCGTGTTTCTCCGCCAATGCATCCTGCCCCGCCAGGTATCAGCACCTCCGGGGCACGCGACAGCCACACCTCACGCACGGCCCCGTACGGGTTGTAGGCTGCGGGCTTGTCCTTGGGTGTCGCCATGCGTCAAACCGCGTCGATGGGGGCCTCACGCCCGTAGAGCTGGACCGCCTGCGTCGCCTTGCCGGAGTCGATGCGTTCCAGTTCGTGTTCCTTGATCGCAAGATCCTGGTCCTGTGCGTCCATCGACCGCAGAACGCTCGCGGCCTTGATCGCGTCCCCGTCATCCGGCGACTGGTCAACGATGGTGACGAGCCGACCGACAATGCGGGGCTTGGCGGAATCCGGCACGTTCCACCCGTTGCGGATCGCCCGGCGTACCAGTTTCGCATCCTGAGCCGCGTGACCAGGATCGGCCAACAGGCCGGAATCTTGCCCCTGACCCCCGGAAACTGTAGGAACTACGTCTGTAGTCGGCGGTTCCGCTTGAAAATCCGATTTTGCCTGCGTACAAGAAGCCCATTCTTGTGCGGCATGTGGAGCCTGTTGCTTGGGGCCTGCGTCCGCGTCGGCCTCCAGATCGTCGCTAGACCAGTGGTCGAGCGGTTGGGTGTTGTTCGTGTCACTCTCGCTCATGGGATACCCTCGATGCAAGCCGTGTACTGCCCCCGCGATGATGCCTCGCAAACCGCCCGTTGGATGCTCGTTGCGTCCGGGTGTTGAACCGCACACTCATGCAGCCTGACCAGATGGGCGGACCAGCATGTATCGCCCGTGTTGACGGGCAACTGCCAACGGTACCACTTGGCGGGTGTGACGAGTGCGATAAGTAACGCTATCACGGTCACTTGCGAGGCTCCTGCGTCAGCCGCTCCAAAAGACCCTCGATGCGTCCGAGTTTGCTGGACAGGGCGACGAGTGCCCCCTGAAGTTCGGCCTTGACGGCGTTTGACTGGTCGAGAGCCTTGGCTGCGTCCCTGGCCGCGTCTTTCGCCTCGCGTGTCGCGTCCGCGATTGACCCCTGCATGTTCGTGACGTAGATCGCCCCGGTTATGGCCGTTCCCACGATCAGGGAAATGACCTTCCACCACTCGCCTGCGGACATGCGGGCCGTGATGGGGTCTGACGGGGTGATGTGGTGTCCGGTGTCGAGCGTACTCATGCAGTCCCCTTGATCTTGTCCACGATGCGGCGGGTGGTCTTGCTGGTTTGGATGGTATTCGCCATGTTCTTGAAGTCGGGAACATGGCCCTTGATCGCTTCGACCGTAGCGACGATCTGAGTGCTTGCCCGGCGTTCGGTGATGATGCACCACGCGGCGTAGGCCCCCGCCACCAGAAGCCCGCCAATGGCAACGTAGGCCCGGTACTGGATGATCCACATTCCAGCGGCACACGCGGCGAAGATGCCGAGCCCGGTGACAACCCCTTGCCATGAGCGAAGCCAGATGCCGGAAACGACAGCCAGGGCGAGTCCCGCGATGCTGGCACCGATGAGGATGGTGTTGAGCAGGCCGTTGGCCTTGTCCTCGAGCTGGGCGATACGGGCGTTGGCCTTGGTCAACGCGGCAGCGGTTTCCTTGGCTTGTACCGCCTCAATCGCAAGTGCGGTCTTGGTCTGACTGAGCGATTCCTCAACCGCCCGCAGCCGGTCCACCCCCGCCGCAATCTGGCTGGTTTGGGGGGCGACTTCCGGCACCGCCGCCTGAATCTCCGCGTTTGCCTCCCCGATGCTGTTTGCGGCCTCCCTGACGACCGTAGCGGCCTGCCCGGTGGTTTCGGCGGCTTGGGGTAGGCTGGAAGGTGCGGCGTGCCGTAGCGGGTTTGACCGGCACCCGCTAATGAAAGCGGCGGCACAGCACAAGGCCAATGCCGCCGCTACGTACTGTGTGTTGCCCTTGTGCTTCATGCCACAAGTATACCGACCGTGGCCCTAGCTGGTCAGACGATCAAATGCACATCCTCGGGCCTGATCGGTGCCAACGATCCGCATACGTCTTCCCAAGATGGGTACGTGAGGTCGATCACGGTGAAGCCGGGAACCTCGTGCGAGTCGGTCGGGAGTGCCGACACGGTTTCGATGCTGGTGGCCGGAACCTCAACGGTTCGCGGCGTGAAGTTGTCTCCTAGTTCAGTCACGTTCCGCTCCTTTCATTCGAACCCACACCACAGCCGCCGCGACGAGCAGCAGCAGTTCCGCGAGTGCGACGTATTGCCATGTGGTCATTTCGCCCCCTTGCGTCCAAGATCCTCAACCAACTGATCGAGAACCTTGGCACCTTCGATGTTCGTCCGCTGCCGCCGGTAGAAGATCGCATTAGCCAGCACACGCCCGACCACGCATGAGCCGGTGATGTACCCGGCCAGCAACGCCACAACTACCGACACGATCCAACAGATGACCAATGCTGCCTCGCTCATTTCTTCCCCTTCGTTCTGATTTCCAGCACGCGGCTACCTTCGACCTTTCCGACCTTGCCGGATTCGTACCTGACCACGGCGACGACTACCGACTGATCCGCCCTCCATGCGTACGCCTGAACCAGCACCGCCTCCACGGGTCCGCTGTTCATGTTCACCAGCACCTTGGCGTTCGGCTTCAACGCAAGCACTCGCTTGGCGTTCTGCTTGACACCTTCCAAGCGTTCGAGATGTGCCGGTAGATCCTTGTGGACGATCTGCGATTGCGGCGAAGGGACGAATGACCGATCACCGCTGTAGGCTGCTATGCGTGGCATGTGTCTCCCTCTGTGTGTGCCCGTGAGTGTTGCACCGCAGCGACAATCGCCATCGGTGTGGGACGTTTGACGTAGGCCATCGGGATGCCGTTTGATGAGCATATGGCCCGCAGTTCCTTGGTCGCCTGCGTTCGCAGCAGGCCGAAGATGCAGACGAGCAGTCCGGGCCGGAACCGCTCCACGATTGCCCGATACGTGCTGGACCGCGTGTTGCGTTCGCTGGTCGGCACCCATTCGATTGTTGAGTGCGGGAAGGCTTCGGTAAGCCGTGAGAGCTGGTCGGGCCTGCAATCCCCGCCGATGAGCAGCACGCGGCGACGGTCCATGTAGGATGCAATGGGTGGGGGGATCATGTGGCCCCTTTCTTGACTTCATCCAACGCGGCCAGCGTATCTTCCGCCGACCGAACCACGAAATACCACCCGCCCGCTTCGTTCCACTGTGCGGCCCATTCGACTTGCGACGGCTGCTGTTTGCCACTGGCGGTCTTGACTTCCAGAGCGATTGCACGGCCCATGTACGAGCCGATCAGGTCAGCCGTGCCAGCCTCCGCCCCGCGAACAAAATGCTTGCCGACCATGTGGGAACCGGCCTGCACACGTACCACCATTGCCCCGCGAAGTTGGCACGCCTGACGCACAGCCTTTGTCACGGCGTTCTCGGCCTTTCCCATCACGCCCGCCTTTCGTCGTCATGCAGCATGAGTGCATGCTCGATCCGCAGAACGATTCCAAACGCCGCGAGGATTGCGGCGACGATGATTGCTAGGTAGATCATCCCCCCGCCTTCCTCACGGCCTCTGCCGCGATTGGGTTTGCGTTTGTCGCGTT